CCCCCCCCCCCCCCTAAGGGGTCACTATACTCAGGAGTAGTAGGAAAATTGGCACCCCCAGGAGACTGTAAATCTCCCGTCTTTTGGCAGTGTTGGTTCAAGTCCAGCCTACTCCACCATTACTCCATTAGCCCAATTGGCAGAGGCAATAAGTTTAAGCCTTATACAGTACTAGTTCAAATCTAGTATGGAGTACCATCTATTGAAGGATATCATTATGAACCAAATAGTTAAACTAGTAGATTATCTCTACGCTAAACACCACAAACACTATCTAACTACTGAAGAGGCTAATGCTGAGGTATTAGAAGACTCCTTTCCACCTGATTCTATGGTTACATTGAATAGTATAGCTGTATTTATAGTAGAAGAATATGATAGCCATAGTTGATATCGAGACGTCTCGAATTCCAGAGTCAGGTTTAATATCTGACATTGAACAAATCTTTTGTATAGGAATCAAAATCGATGATAACCCTACTCTTTGTTTTACTTCTAATAGCATCACTGGCTCTGCAGGTACACTACAACAAGGAATAAACCTTATTAATAAGTGTAGCACTATGGTATTTCATAATGGTATTAAGTTTGATATACCTGTTCTTACTAAGTATTTCAGTCTTACACCAGCAGTTGTAGATACTCTATTAGATACTAAGATAATGTATTCTAAAGATTATCTAACATCTATAGACTACACTATCTCTACTCTCCCAAAAGATCTTATAGCTAGTCATTCACTCAAAGCTTTTGGATATCGTCTAGGATTAGATAAACTAGACTCTCCAGACTTTACTGAACTAACAGAAGAGATGCTTACATATTGTATACGAGATGTAGACATTACCTATAAACTTTACCATTTTATTAACTCACAAGATACATACCCTCTTGACTCTGTAAGAGAATTAGAGTATACTATCGCTTACTTAATGTATATCCAACAAGAATCTGGATTCTATTTTGATATAGCTAAAGCTAAGAAATTAGAACTAGATTACAAGTTTGAGAAACTATCTATCGAACATAGTTTACTTAGAACATTTCATCCTAAGTATCTACCAGATGGTGATGTTAAAACTCCTACTAAAGTTCGTATAACTAAACAGTGGATAATATCACCTAACTGGCAACGAAAAGACAGATCTCCATTAAGGAAACTAAAAATATTTGAAAGGTATAAGAATGGTAAATATAAAAAGAAGCATATACTCAGTTGGGACACGATACCTCATCGCTTGCTATACACTACTTATTGTGGCTCTTATCAACCTATCAAACTAGTTAAGTTTAATCCAGGTTCTAGACAACATATCCAACGATGGCTAAAAGATTTATACAACTGGTCTCCAGATGTGTATACTCCAACAGGTAATCCCAAAGTAGATTATGACACTCTAGAAGCTTTACCCTATGAGAATACCAATGATCTTAAAGACTATCTACGGCTAGTTAAGTTCCTTGGGATATTATCAGAAGGAGGCAACTCACTCTGCAACTTATATAACTCAACTACTCATCGCCTTCATGGCAGAGTAGATTCATTAGGAGCTAACACAGGTAGGATGACTCATAGTCTTCCTAACATTACTCAAGTACCAAAAGAACAATCTTTTAGAGAACTACTTTGTGTACCACCTAATCGAATATTAATAGATGTAGATGCTGATGCTCTAGAGCTAGTTATGCTAGGACACTATCTTGGACCATATGATAATTATGCTTACGCCAAGATAGTAGATTCTGGCAAGAAAGAAGATAAAACAGATGTACACTCAGTTAATCAGCGTGCAACAGGTTTACCGACCAGAGATGCAGCGAAAACATTTATCTATGGGTTAAGATAATATAGTTTGAAATATATAAATAGTTAGATGAAAATATAAAAACGATATAGCTATTTAGATATTGTGCAACTTACTATATGATTTCACAGCCCCTTTATACAGTAATGTATATCGAAAACTCATTGAATTCAGGGAAACTCCTACCAAGTAAAGTTGGGGACAATCCTGAGCTAAAGTCTATAAAAGACGAAGTGCAACGACTATCTCGAGAGAGAGTACATCACAAGTTATTGGTGATGGAAGCAGTGAGCATCCAGTAATGGATGATGATATAGTCTGCTCTCATAAGTAATTATGAGCTGGCATTCTGCCGAATATAATCTAACGAATTATATTGAACACATAGGACCTCTACGGATCGGGTAAAACTCGTATTGGATGGGGATTATGGAATCAAGCTAAACCCGATTCTATTAGTTATACCCAATATGATTTCGACAGTGCTAAGAGTTCATTATCCTCTAGACTTATATGTTTAGATGATAGGATGTTCTTCCCAATTGCTAAAGATCGTCTAATTCTATACTCTGATGTTCTAGTAGAACAGACAATCTATGGAACACAGATTGCTGATTCATTTGTAGCAAAAACAGAAGGGCTCTATACTCTTATTTCATCTATCCAGAAAGAAGCTGAATCAGGATACATTACAGCTTTAGATGGTAGATTACTTACAGTTCGTTCACCTCACTCTGCATTTAATCTACTACTGCAATCTGCAGGAGCTATCTTTATGAAACAATATCTCTATGATGTTAATGAAGTTCTATCTAGAACATTTAACTATGGAGATTATCTATATGTAGCTAATATTCACGACGCTATTAATATAGAGTGTAATCCGACTATTGCTGAGAGAATCTGCAATATTCTACGAGATTGCTTCAAGATATCCTCTGATAAGCTAAACCTTACATATCAAGTACACGGTAATCCTAAGACTGGTATTAATCAATTTGAAACTCATTGAAAGGACAAGTTCTATATGCAACAAATGTATGATCTATGTTTTAAGGAATTAGATTCTTATAAAGTATTCTCTGGAATCGTCCCAGAAGTCCTAGATAAGATAGCTGATTCAGTACCTAACAAAATAATACCTAGAAGGATGTTATTAACTATAGCTGTATCTGAGTTGATGACTTTTGTATCCCACTTTCGTAGGAACATTAGGCATCCTAACGACTCACTTATACCTACTAATTCTATAGCATTCTCTATTAGCAAGTCTGGCTCTGGTAAAGATTCATCAGTTCAATACACTCGCAAATGCTTCCAATCAGGCTACGATAAACTTGCTGAGCTTATGAAATACAGAGCTCACGAATCAGCTAAGAAGAAAGCTATGGATGAAGGAGAAGAATCTCCTAACAACTGGGAAGTCTATAAGCAATATTATAGAGTACCTCCTCCATTATTTGCAGCACCATCTACAGCTGAAGGCTTTGTACAGCATCTCAATGATCTAGATAAACTAGGAATAGGAGCTGGACATATCTACTCAGGTGAGATAGGTTCTGAGCTAGCTGGTTCTAAAGTTATAGACCACAATATTCAATTCCTAGCTGAAACTTATGACGAAGGTAATAAGGAACAGAAGATTATCAAGAATCGTGAAGAACAATCTGCAGCTCTAAAGAATTTTCCAGTATCAGCTCTATTCGTAGGTTCACAAGATAATATTCTATATGATACTGATATCAAACATAAGTTTAAGAGAGAGTTTGCTACTAAGCTAGCTAGACGATCTTTCTTTAACTTTAACCCTGAGATATCTACATATCCTACTTACAAATCTTTAGATCATATGATTAAAGCTGAACGAGATATAGAAGAGAGTTCTAAAGTATCTAGGTACTTTGTTAATCAAGCTATTGATACTATTACTACTTATCACATACCTCATATAGGTAAGCCTCTAGAAGTTACTCAAAAAGTAATGGATATGTTTAAAGTATATAGATACTATAACCACGAGAAAGCTACTAGGATAGGTAATCATTACCCACTATCCCAACTAGTTCGTACTCATTTACAATGGAAAGCTTTTAAGCTATCAGGAGCTTTAGCTTTTATTCGTTGCTCTGAGACAATTGAGCTAGAAGATTATCTAGCTGCTATTTCATTTATAGAGCTATTAGATTCTGATATGATAGCTTTTGAATCTGAACTTATCAAACAACCTCACGAGCTATTTGCTAGCTTCATGCAATCTATGGTAGAAGATAACAAAACTATTTGCTCTCTACATATGTTGAAGAAGTTTGGATTTATATCAGGCTCAGGCTCATCTAAAGCTAAACTAGCTGAACTAGTTTCATTTGTATCTTCATATGATGATACAGGAATCTATACTGTACTAAATGATGGTATTAAATATGAGAAGATTATACTAACTTCTATAATTGGATTATCTTATCTACCACTATCTGGAACTAAAGAATATAGAGCTACTAACTGTGCATCAGGATATACTCATATTACTTGTTCATTCGAAGACATAGCTAATATGCTACAACTAGATTGTGCATATGCTCCATTTGACTTTAAAGATGGTACCCGAGCTAAAGAGAATATTAGCTCTGGTTGTAAGGTACTCGTATTAGATATTGATAACTCTCATATCACAGATGAAGAGTGTCATTATATTCTACAAAACTACAATCACCATATAGCTAGAACATTTGATCCAGATAATGCTTTCAAGTTTAGAGTAATAGTAGAATTAGACTCTGAACTAAATATAGAAGATAAGCTATGGAAAGGATTTACTAAATCTGTATCTACATATCTAGGATTAACTTCAGATTCTTTACCTAAATCTCAAATATTCTTTAGCTATGCTAATAGAAATATACTCTCTGTTACTAACAAGAATACTATATCTATTAGAGATCATATTCTAATAGCTACAGGTACAGCAGAGTCTACAGAAGTAGTTAATCTAACACCTTCTCAACGAAAGGTTATGTTAGATGATCCTCTATCTACATTCCATTATGCTTTTGAAGCTAAGCAAGGTGAAGGGTCTGTATCTCTTATACGAGCAGCTAAACATGCTAGAGATCTAGGTATGTCTAAAGAACATATCATTGAGCTAATAAACGAAATTAATGAATATTGGGTAACTCCAATGGATCAAGATCGTTTCAATAGAACTATCCTATCTCAAATTAATAGGTGGTAACAATGTTGAACACCTTGCAATTAAAAGCTTATAATGAAGTTCTACACGGCTCATCTCAGATAGTTACTCTAGTAGGCTCTGCTGGTACAGGTAAGTCCTATACTACAGCTCAGATAGCTAAAAACTACCCAGGAGTAGTTGTACTAACTGCGACTACTAATAAAGCTAAAGAACTTCTAGCTAATATGTCAGGTATTCAAGCTAAGACTATTCATTCTGTATTAGGTTTTAATATGGTTCGTAATGGTAAAGAAGAATACTTAGCTGATTGTAGAGAGGCTAATCTACCTATTAATTCTAATATATTAGTAATTGTAGAAGAGATCTCAATGCTTCCTAGAGTCGTGTACAACAAGCTTAGAGAGGAATTGTCTAAAAACTTAATTACTAAAATATTGTTATTAGGAGATCCAATTCAGCTACCAGCAGTTGGGTTAGGTATTCGTATCTCAGATATACCAGGGGTTCATATTGAACTAACAGAACAGATGAGACAGGTTAATAATCCTACTTTATCTGATACATTTAACTTACTACGAAAGGCTATAAAATACAATGAGAGATTTACTTTTGAGAATCCACCTGATTCTCTTTTCATTACAACTAACCATAAAGAATTCGCTACTAGATATAAAGAAGCAGTTGGTACAACTAAACTTATTTCATATTCTAATTCCTGTGTTAATAGGTATAATACTGCTATCCACCATAATAGTTTATCTATTGGTGATGATCTCATACTCAATAAACCTCTAGGTGAAGCTACTAATGGTTCTACTATTACAATCCATGACATTATTGAACAGGATAAATACTATGAGATTGATACTATTGTAGGAGGTGAATATTTAACTATAAGACAATATAAAACTAAAAAAGGTTATAGAGAAGATTTAGAAGCTGCACCTGACTATTGGGCTTTTGTAGATCAATGTTATGATCTTAAACACCAATATGCTTGTACTACTTTTAAAGCTCAAGGTTCTACTTACGACCATGTCTTCTTAGACTTCAGCGACTTACTAGCTCATCATTCTAAACGACCTACTAGGTTTAACAACTACACTCATCCTATTAGCTACAACACAATGCTACGCCATCTATATGTAGCTTTATCTAGAATGAGATTATCTGCCACTGTTTACATTGGCACAAAACGAAACTACAATTATTTTAAACAAAAGGATCACAATGACTAGATTAGACTATCATACTAATAAGTATGATTTACCAGACAATGCGTTTGGGATTTCTCCATCTCAAATTAATAGCTTTCTATCTAAACCCCACGAATGGTTTAGATCAGAAGTATTAGACGAGAAGAGATTCGAAGCTACCACATCTACAGTACTAGGTACTATTGTACACTTCTGTGCTGAAGAATATATAAAAACTAAAACTGTTGATACCACAGAGATTCAGAAATATATGTCTCAATTTGCATTAAATTCTGATATTGATTTAGAGCACATTAGCTCTCAATGGGTTCCAATGAAAGATAGGCTTATAACACATATGTCTTCTAGAGGTATCCCTAATAGATCAGAAGAAGCTATACAAGCAGAGATTCTCCCAGGGTACTATGCTTGCGGTACAGCTGATGCTGTATTAGGTACTACTCTAATAGATTTCAAAACTACATCAGTTAAAGAACCTAAACCAGAGATACCACTATACTATCGCTATCAACTACTAACTTATGCTTGGATTTATAATAACATAGGCATACCTATTGATAGAATTAGAATCTTATGGATTACTAATAATGATGTAGGTAGAATATCGGATAAAACTAATAAACCTATGAAAGATTATCCTTGCCAAGTAGTCGAAGCTTCTGAGATGTTTACTCAAGAATCATATGACTTCATTGAATCTATTCTAAAGCTCATAGCTGAAACTGTAGATTACTACAAACAACATCCTGAACTAGCTTATATAATTTTCAAAGATTATAGGTTGAAACAATGACTGAAGTTTATACAAAAATAGGTAGAAAATATATGCCTATGGGATATACATTTGATGGCTTTCCAACTGCTGGTTTCTGGATAGTCCTAGATGGTTCTCAGAACTGTATTTATCAATTAGATAAATCAGTGATGGGACCTATACCTAAACTAGACCATAGCAGGCATATAAGCACTATAGTTGATAAGCTAATGACTTGTCCAAAATCTATGTCTATGATGGACATAGTTAAACAAGTGTGTATATACTTTGATGAAAGGATAGTTCGTGATAGTAATTGAAACTTTAGACAATTATACTTATTCTCTCGACACTGATACAGGGCAATTGGAGATAATTTACAACAATGATGTTGTTTTAATAACAGACATAGAATCAGCTAGAAGTATGATAGATACTTTAGCAGATATCTATAAACATATTTTGCAAAAGGATAACTAATGGCAGCTAAAATACTAGTAACAGGATTAGCAAATACAGGCAAGACTTCTTTACTAAAGTCTTTAAAAGATGTTTTTATCATAGCTCACGATGGTAAGAAATATCCATTTCCACAGCCTCATATTAATGTAGATACTTTTGTATCTACTGCTGAACTACTTAGTTTGATTAATACTAAGATATCAATTTATCAAGACAAGTTCAAAGCTTTACCAGCTACTCTTGCTATTGATTCAGTATCTAAGATATTTGAATCTATTGCTTCTAAGTGTGCTCAGCGATATAAAGGCTTTGATGTTTGGAAGAATGTAAACGAAGAAATCTACCAACTAACTGATTACATTGAATCTGTTCTAATCTCTAATGGGATTAATGTTGTAATAGTATCTCACGCCACTTGGGATGTAGATACAGCTAGCTACAACTTGGTTGGACAGGGCAGCTTCGCTAAGCGCGGGGGATTTCTTGCGGAAGTCGATGAATCTATATTTATCGAGATTAAGAGTGGGAAGAGAATAGTTCACCATAAAACAATTAAGTTCCCGTGTAGAACTCTACTAGCTGAACTACCAGACTCTGAACCAGTAGAAGAGTTTGATCTTCAATTATATGTGTCTAAACTAACTGATAGCTCAGATACAGTAGCAGACTTCCTTTTATAGACCAATGACGTCTCTAAACCCATACCAAATCTAATTTTATAAGAGGAGCTTTCATGGCTTTTAATTTCGTTGTTAAGACTGATGTTGCATATATTAAAGATCAGTCGGGTTCTAAATTCATAGGTGATTCTGGTGTGTATGATGTAACTATAAAGTTTGCATCTATTAACCAATCTAAAGAAGGTTTCATATCTATTGATTTTAATGTAGATTATGAAGGCAATGACCAGACCTTCTACGGTCTAGGTATATTTAACAAAGATGGTTCTGAGAACTTTGGAGCTAAGATATTTAATAAGCTATGTATACTAGCAGGTATACAAGGTAAACCAGCTACAGAAGTTCAGACTAGAACTATTACTACATCTCAAGGTACTGAAGATAGAGAATTCGAAGTTATCTCTGACCTATGTGACTTCCCAGTTAGAATCTGGGTACAAAGAATTTATTCTAAGTACAATGGTGAGATAAAAGCTAAGTTCGATATCAAAGGATTCTTTGATGAAGATACAGGAGCTTCAGCAGAAGAACTTATCAACGGTGCTGAGAAAGGTATGCAACTAGTTAAAGTCCTTGAGAAGTATGCTCATAATGTTACTTACCAAGATGGACTTACAGCTGATGATATTGAAGATTGGAAAGCTAATAAGAAAACTAAATCTACTCCAGCTCCAGCAGCTAATAAACCAGCTATTAACCCATTCGCTAAACCAGCTACTGCATTCCCTACAAAGTAATAAGTATGCACACAAATTCAACTACAAGGAGTGCCGGTGCCAAATAGGTCTAATTATTCAACGATCTATTGTGGCATCGACTAAATCCTGGAGCTAAAGGTGCAATGTGTATACTAAATGGCTATGAAGTTCATCTATATGATTACTCATATGCAGGTATAAAGGGTTATTCTAAAGCTCTAAGAGATTTATTATCTATTCATAGAGATACCTATAATATAGTTGTAGAAGATGTACATAGCTACTCAGCTCAAGGAGTTAAGTCTGTATTCTCCTTTGGGCAGAGACTAGGTGAGATAGAAGGTATGTTACAGACATTAGAATTAACTTACTCTAAAGTCTCACCTAAAACTTGGCAAAAGAAACTTGATATAGAACCTAAATCTGGGAAGAAGGGTATCTATGAGAAGATATCTACCTTCTACCCAGATGTTGTTCTAACAGGACCTAGAGGAGGAATCTTAGATGGACGCTGTGATGCGTTATCTATGGCTTACTACTTAAAACTAAAGGAAGTTCAATGAACGATGTTAGAGCACAGATTGTAGCTCAACGAACTTACTCTCGTCCTAAAGACGATGGTACTTTCGAATCCTGGGAAGAGGTAGTTAATAGAGTTATCTCTCACCAAAGGTGGTTATGGGAAAGAGCCTCAGGTCATCCCATTAACTTATTTCAGCATACTGAATTAGAAGAGCTTAGAGAACTTATGCTAGCTAAGAAAGTACTTACCTCAGGCAGAACTCTGTGGCTAGGTGGTACTGATATAGCTAAGCGTAGAGAGTCTTCTCAATTCAATTGTGCTTACACAGATATAGAAACTGTCTATGATGTTGTAGATGCCCTATGGCTGCTGCTTCAAGGTAAAGACCGCAGCCTTGCTTAAACACTTTTAACTGCTGGAAACTCCTTAGAGCCAAATAAACTACAACATAATCTGAAAAGATATGTGTGAATGTTTAAAAATTATTTGGATTGGACAATCAGCATCTAAGTTACTAAATAATATGATACAATCATATTATATGTAAAAAGTTCAACGACTAAACATATAAATTAAATTAAGGAAGACTCTATGAGCCAGTCCAGACAAGATGTAAGAAGCGTATTAATAGGAACAATATTAGGGGATAGTTATATTACTAATAGAGGAGAATTTTGTTGTGAGCAAGTCACTAAAGATTTAATTGATGTTAAGAAAAAAATCTTATCTACAATTGCTCCAGATATTCGCATACATTATCTATGTAGAGCTCCAAGAACTGCAATAACAGAAAATAGAATGATTATTGGAAGAAAAGCTATACATAAGATATATTCAAATCAGCATAAGTACTTCAAAAAATTACGAAATATATTTTATACAAAAGAGAATAAGAAAATTGTACCTATGTCTGTATTGAAGAAACTAACTCCTATTGGAATTGCCATGTGGATAATGGATGATGGATATATGGATTATAAAGAAAGCTCAGCAACTAGAAACTTCAGAATATGTACAGATTCTTTCGACGAGCAATCAATAAGAAACATAATTACATATTTTAACAATACTTATAATATACAAACTAAAATTCTTTATCATAAAAGAAGTAAAGATGCTACTCCTAATCCTAGAATATCTTTTAATGCCTTTAATACACAAAAGTTAATTGCTTTAATATATAAACATATGTTACCTAGTTTTTATTACAAACTAGATATGCATTATAAACAGAGAACACTTGACAGTATTAGTTGTTCTCCTGAATATATTGAAGCACGAAATTATATGTTACAACAGAGTGCACTATTAATTAATAGTGAAGAGATAGTCTAATCTTATACGAAAGTATAAGTAATACTGTATGTGCGGAGTGGGCGTTAAGCCCATCATAGGCACACTTAACGGATTCTTCAAACCTCACAATATCAGAGTTATCAGATCTACTCGTACTGAGAAAGGTGGTAACTCAGATAATACTGAGACTGTTACAGCAGATACTTGGACTATATCTATAGGAGACTCAGCAGAATCCTGGGCTAAAGCTATAGGTAAACTACTAGCTGGTAAATATAATGTTAAAGAGATTGTTATTGATCTATCACAACTTCGTCCAGCAGGTGAGAGACTCAAAGGTTACGGTTGGATATCTTCAGGAGATGGACCATTATCCATTGCTCTAGAGAACATCTGTAAGATAATGAATCGTAGAGCTGGAGAGCTTCTCACTCGTATGGATATATTGGATATTGTCAATTGGCTTGGTACAGTTCTCTCATCTCGTAGATCAGCTCAGATTATTCTATTTGATTATGATGAGCCTGAATGGAAAGAATTTGCTGTAGCTAAGAAGGAGTGGTGGGTAGATAATCCACAACGAGTTCAATCTAATAACTCATTAGTGTTTAGAAGAAAACCTACTTATGAAGAACTAGATTATATCTTTAAACTTATGCAAGATTCAGGTGGTAGACCAAACTCAAACTGCCACTATTCATTTAATGCTAACCAAGCATGTTACTGTGCCCAAGAAAAAATAGCATAGTAGCATCGGGGAAGACTAAGTTGTACTACAATAAGTTAATCCCGAACCAAGCAAGGAATACAATATTCCTTGAAGGTGTAGAGACTATTCCCTTTGTAGGGAAGTACACTATCTATTGGTAAGATAGTGGAAACAGTGAACACTTTATTTAAAGTGAAGAGATAGTCCGAACTACTATGAAAATAGTAGATAATTCGAGTGAACCTGGTTTCATTAATGCTGTTACAGCTCTTAATAGAGCTCCTTGGTTTAAAGGAGTTAATCCATAAACATAATGTGGATTTAAAACCCTTTCTAATTGACTTGGAAGAGAGATACATCTCGACAGGGCGGAACACCATATCAAGGGATGTGGTAGGTATATAACCTTTTATGACCGTGAGAGACTGAGCGAAAGGGATTGTTTATAATTCAAATGAACGTAATTTCATCAATACTGTTATAGCTCTTAATAGAGCTGTAAGGGATTGTTTATAATTTCAAAATCATCCGACAATTAAACTAATTGTATAAAATTTTGATAGACAATATGCGACAGTCCAGACTACAAGTGGATAGGTATATGTAATTCCACAGTGGTAGGTTGTGAGATACTATTATCCAACAAATCTTTCTGTAATCTTACAGAGATAGATATATCTAAATTTAGAGGAAATACTACAGAGCTTCATAGAGCGATTACAATAGCTGCTAGAGCTAACTATCGTCAGACTTGTGTCAATCTAAAGGATGGCATACTTCAAGAAGCCTGGCACCTTAATAATGAGTTTCTACGACTATGTGGAGTAGGACTAACTGGTATAGCTCAACGACCAGACCTTCAAGCTTATGACTATCAGTCTATGCAACGAGTAGCAATATCAGCTTCTTATGCTATGGCAGACGAGCTTGGATTACAACGAGCTAAGAACATAGTCACAATAAAGCCCTCGGGTGGGATCGCCCCTGTGTACAGCGATGTGCATAGCAAACTCTTTGAATTCAGTGAATCTCTAAGGGATATTATCCTATGACAATACTGAGCCAAGCCTCTATATAGAGGAAGGTGCAACGACTATCCCTAACGGGAGTAGGCTCCAAGAGGAGTCGAAGCGGAGAGATACTCTTGAAGAGAGTATATGATATAGTCTGGTCTATATGGAAACATATAGAGATAATATGGAATCGATATTATCATAACAACACGACACTTTCTAAAGTAATGGGGTGTACAGAAGGCATCCATAAGCCCCTAGCAAGATATATTTTCAACAACATTAACTTTGGTAGACACGACCCATTACTCCCTAAACTAACAGAAGCTGGTTATCGTACATTCCCTAACCCTAATGATCCTGAAGGAGTACTAGTTACTTTCCCAGTTAAATATGATGGAGTAGAATTTCAGAACTATAATGGTTTAGAAGTTAATCTAGAATCAGCTATAGATCAACTAGAGAGATATAAGCTACTCCAAACTAATTGGTGTCAGCAGAATGTATCTAATACTATTAGCTATGCTCCAGAAGAAGTACCAGCTATCATATACTGGTTACTAGATAACTGGGATATCTATGTAGGTGTAGCATTCCTATATCGTACAGATCCTACTAAGACAGCTAAGGACTTAGGTTATTTATACTTACCACAAGAACCTGTTACTAGAGAAGCTTATGATTCATATGTATCTACTCTTAAACCTGTACAACTTGTACAATCTAACGATGCTATTGAATCACTTGAATGTTCAAGTGGAGCATGCCCAGTAACTTAATTATTAAATAGAGGAGAATAAAATGAAAAAAATAGTTTTAACCAACAAAGTTGAACTGAGGGATTTAATTCTAAATGGTATAAAACAACCAGAGTTGGATAACAAATACGATTATTCAAGAATTAATGATATGTCTTATATGTTTGAAGGTTGTACAACATTAACAACCATTCCATCGATTGATACATCAAAAGTTAAAAATATGAAGTATATGTTTGACGGCTGTTTAGCATTAACAACCATTCCATCGATTGATACATCAAAAGTTAAAAATATATCTGGTATGTTTAGAAATTGTACAGCATTGATAGTTGCTCCAGAACTAGATACTACAAGTGCAAGAAATATGTCCAGTATGTTCGAAGGTTGTACAGCATTAACAACTACCCCATATTATGATACTGTATACGCTACAGATATGGGTAGTATGTTAAAAGGTTGTGTATTATTAACAGAAGTTGAAGAATATGATACTTCCAATGTCACAGATATGTCTAATATGTTTGAAGGGTGTGTATTATTAACAGAAGTCCCAGAATATGATACTTCAATGGTTCTATTTATGAATAGTATGTTCAAAGGTTGTATAGCATTAGAATTTATTCCAGAATATAATACTTCAAGTACAGAAGATACCTCCAGTATGTTTGAAGGTTGTTCAAGATTAGCAGAAGTTCCATTATTTAAAACTGGTTTTGTTATGGATATGACCAGTATGTTTGAAGGATGTGTATCATTAATAGAAGTTCCAGAATTCAATATTAAAAAAGTTGAATATATGACTAGTATGTTCAAAGGTTGTGTATTATTAACAGAAGTTCCAAAAGCATTCAAAATTAAAAAGGGTATAAATAAAAAGGATATATTTGAAGGGTGTTCATCTATTCAATAAAACTAATGGATTATGCCCAGTAACTTAACTATAAAAAGGAATAAAATGAACCCAATATTCGAACGAATATATAATTGGAATACAAAACGAAATCTACTATCAGGACCTTTCAACAAGAATAATGAAGCTAATATGTTGATGGAAGAGCTAGCAGAGTTTGTAGTTACAAAAAACGAAGAAGAGATGGTAGATGCTTTAGCTGATATCATAGTTGTAGCTGTTGGTTCAATGCTTAAATTAGGATACGATCCTAATGAAGCTATGAACCAATGTCTACTACATATTGAATCTAGAGTAGGAGCTATTGCTCCTTCAGGTAAATGGGTAAAGGATACTAGTACAGAAGCTATGTCTAAACTAGTTCCACCTAACTACCGTATCTGCAGACTAGATTAGGAGATACTATGGATATCCAAACTACTCTACAACAACGAGGTAATCGTTATGGTGACTTTGATGAACACGCTAGAATTACTCAAGAATTAAAGAATATAATGATATATACCCCTCAATGGGAGAATCTAACTCCATCTATGAGAGAAGCTCTTGAGATGATAGCTCATAAGATTGGTAGAATCCTAAATGGTGATCCTTTCTATGATGATAGCTGGGTTGATATCAGCGGATATTCAACACTTGTAGTAAACCAATTAAGAAAGGTACCAAATGGAAATTAGTTTTCATCCAGATTCTAGTTCACGAGAGAAGTACACAGTCTGGGATGACTATGTACCTATCGTCTCTAAGGATAATACTCATATAGTTTATATCTCTGACTCTATAGAGTCTCCTGCTAACTATGCTAAGCTTTGTTTTCTACTAGACTCAGCTACTGAAGAGGATACATTTGTTATCAACATCAATTCTCCAGGAGGTAATCTAGACTCAGCCTTTCAAATCAGAGATTCTATTATTACTTCTAAAGCAGCTACTAAGATAGTTAAACTAGCAGGTGTAGTAGCATCTGCAGCTACTATAATAGCTTTAGCAGGTGATAAACTATATGTAGCTCCTCATACTCAGTTTATGGTACATAACTACAGCTCTGGTACTCAAGGTAAAGGACATGAGCTAATAGCTTATATTAACTTTAACGATAAGAGTATTAGAGAAGCTCTCTTTGAAATCTATCTAGGCTTCTTAACTAAAGGAGAAATTGATAAGGTTATCAAAGGTGAAGATATGTGGTTTACAGCTGATGAGGTGGAGAAACGCTTTGCTAAACTAAAGGTTAGATAAGCAACTGTCCGAGATGACTTTAAACTAATTCCAAAATAAGGCTTTAAGTGCATGACTTAATTGCTTTGCTAAAAGCTGGAGGTACAATAATACTAGCTATATTTTTTATAGTTCTAGTAGTTGTTACAATCTATGCAGCAGTTTGGGTGTCAGTAGCTACTATAATACTAACTATTGGCTATATTATATTTGAAGAATACAGAAGAGAGGTATAAGACTCTCTCTGTATCACCCAAACAATTTAGTAGGTAAAAGAGTATCTATTCCAAGAACATCTGCAGGTGTATGAAGTAATCCACTTTTCTCAAATATATTCTGTTGAAGAATAGAACCTGCTCCCATAAGCTCAGTAAGTGCATATGATAATGCAAAACTACCTGGTCTTTCTCTTAACAAATTAACTATAATTTTTTGAATCCTCAACCAATATGATGGGAACAATAATAAACCATAATCACTTATTATTTTCAATTCTTTAGGCATATTGACTCTATAATCTATAAAGCTTTCTAGTACATCTACAATAGCTTTCTCTTCGCTTTTCCCCTCATCTCTTAAATGTTTAAACAATACAATTCTTGGAACTACATCAGAGTATTGAACAGCAGCTGAGCCTAGCTTAGTTACTTCACTTCCAGGAGTTGCCATAAATTGTGATAAGTATTTAGCTACATCTTCCTCTTCTTTAATAGTAGATATATTCTTACTAGTATTATGCAACCACTCTCCCATAGTCCCAGTCATCTTAAACCCACTAGCTTTATTACTAACCATATCCAATAGATCTTCAACTCTAGGACCTTTTTTACTAGTACTCAAGATAAACTTCCCTAAAGTATTTAAATCTCCTTTACCTTTATTCTCTCTAACTATCCTATTTAAAATATCTTCAATATCTCTTTGCAAACCAGATACAGTATCAAAGTCTTTTAGAATAATATCAGTACTAAGAGATTGAATAAGTCCATTATAATGTGCAAACGCTAATGGATGATTCTTTAATTTAGTTTGTACTTCCTCTAGCTTCTTCTTATAAGCTTCATTGGTAGGTTCACTAGCTACTAATAGTTTATACCCTACAACATCACCTCTAAGCCTCTCTAATTCTTTTAACTCATTAACAGCTTCCACACTATACTTATAGATATTCTGATAAGGAACACCAACAGTAGCTAGATAAGCATAATTAGAAATTAAATCTGCAGCTATCTTAAATGGATTAGTTACTACCCAGTGTAGTTTAGTTAATAGAACTGATTTACGAATAACATTTGCTGTTCTATTCAATAGTGAGCTATTACTAAATACATCAGCTTCTTTTTCACCTTGTATCCAGTATGCTGCATCTTTTCTAACTAAGTCTATCTTCTTATTCATCTTACCAATGTTAGTTATTCTATCTGCACTCTTATATTTTGTTTGTATGAGTTTAGGTAGTTCATCAAAAGACATATTCTCACCTAGTTTAATAAACCAATGGTAATCTTGTTCTTTATTCTTTATAATCTTCTCTAGTTCTTCTGCATCTTTTTTAGTGTTTATTACTTTAGTAAATGAACTACTAACTAGCTCATCTCTTATATGTTGTGTTTCTACAAGTAGTTGTAAGTGTGCATAAGTTCTATATAGACTATGTGCTGGATTCTCTATTAGTCTAAGAGTCTCTTTCTCTTCTTGTGTTAATAGGATTTTATCAAAACTTGAATCTCCAGTTATTATCCTAACAGCGTTGTTTTGCATTAATCTATTCTTACTAACTTCTGATGAGTTAGGTATGATAAGACCATCGATGTTATAACTGAAATCTACACCAACCCCCATTTGAGCACTATAATCATTTGTTCTATAGATTATTCCTAGTGAATCTTTAGTAGGACTTCTAAGTACCTGCCATCTCTCATCCTTAGTGTATATACCTTTTACTTGTTCTTCTTTAGTTACAATCTTGAAATCATAATTAGATTCAAATTGGTCATTAACCATATTGCCTCTATAATTAGGAGTATCTCCAGTTGTTTTATATAGTTTGTTATACATCTCTTTAATGCCTAGCACAACTGTTGTAAACCTACCATGTATATCAGTATTAGCTTTAATAGTCTTCAGAGCTTTAACACTATCAGGAATCCTTTCTAGGCTGTATAGACTTATTAGTCTATTCAAAGATATTTGTTTAACAGCAGCTTCAGTACTAACATTATCAAAATTATATGTAGCACCTCTCTTACCCTCTAGGTATATCACTGCTAGCTCTTTAGCGTGAATCTGATCTAGTTTACTCAACTTACTCTCATACTTCTTAATCAACTCTTCTAAACTAACCTTACCATCTACTAACTCATTATAATCATTGTCATCATTAAATAAATAACCTATTCCTGTTCTACTGTAGATTTTATCTAGCTTAGCAATAAACTGTTTATCAGGTGATCCTTTTTCATTCTTAAATGTTAGTTTCAATAGATCATCTAACTCTTTAATATGTGTACTAGTTATCTTGTTTCTCTCTCCTGTTAGATTATGTACTAAACTAATCAAGTCACCTCTTAGTTTTCTATCTTTAAACTCTCCTATATTCAAATAATCTTTCATACTAGAAACAAATTGAGAATTATTTATATCCGATAGTACATCTACTACATCTTTATAAAAGCCATTAGATTTATATAGTTTATCGTGTTCTTTTTTTAGAAGACTATCTGTAATTGTTTTCCCATACATCTCTACTCTGC